TTGGCAAACAGGAGATAGCTTTTGCCGCGAGGATGACGAATTTCTACACCCATACAGTTGGCACCATCCGACCGCATGGTATCTTGTATGATCGACTCTCTGGGTATAGCACCAGTGCCCAGCTGTTCCCGAATTTTGATATCAGGTGTGCCTAGTAGTTCGTTTTGTAAAACCATTGCGACCTGGCTCCAGCCTTCACCGGCCACCATGGCTGTAATTGGCTTGTCAAACCTATGACCACACCACCAATCAGGATACTGACCAGTAAGGTGCATAGCTGTTTCATAACATGTGGATACCGTTTTGCCAATCCGGTTCGCTGCAAGTATGCCTCGACGATCTGAATGATGTGTTTCAAAAAATTTCCTTTGATGATCAAATGGCCTAAAGTATTTCAGCTGATTGTAGCGCATGTCATCGGCCACTGCAATGGTCATGTCTTCAAATGCCTGTCGAGTCTCGTGTGGCATTTGTCTAATACTTTCGTAGACCAGACCATTTGATTCCAAGGCCCACTTGACGGCACGCCGCATTAACACGCCTGAATCCAGCATGGGTTAATCCCGTAGTTGTGAGTGTATTTCGTAAAGGTTAATCAAGGCCCAGCTAAGGTCTTTTACTGCGGCATCGCACAAGGGCACTGGATTATCTTTGCGCAGGCCCTGTTGCAAGCGTTCTGCTGTTAACCTTAGGCAGTGTTCGATCTGACCGGGAAACTTTTCTCTGAAAGCTTCCCTGTGTGCCTGATTGACCTTTTGAGCTATACGAGTATCCTGCACTCGTTGTAGTTCTTGATCTTGATCGATCATTATTGATCAGCGCCTTCAATGTCCCAAGGATTGCGTAAACTGCCACCTTCCAATTGAACAAATTCACGGTCAATCCATACTTGCCAATGGTTACTGTTGTTCACACGCAGTTTCTGCATGAGCGCACGGAGGTTACGACCAATAGGAGTTAAGGTGCCATCTTTGCGCACAATAACTTGTTCGCCGGTTCTGGGATCAACCCAACGAATAATTTCAGGACGAATGCGACCAAACTTGTCAATCTTTTCACCATGTGCTTGTTGTTCTAGCGGACCTAGTATTTCATATGAGATCATACCGTTCTTATACTTCTTGAACAGGCAATCAACTTTCTTACTACGAGCACGAAACTCTGGATCTGGATGTGGAATGAAACGGCTTACAAATAAGTTTTGTAATTGATCTTCTGGTGGCAATGTCACATCACGAGCAGGAATTGGTTTCAAGTCTTCTACAGGAACCAATTCAGCTTTGTCCAAGTATGGATTGTCTCCACCGACAAACACTGGATCGATTGGACGACCATTCAAGGCATCCATGGCCACTTGATATTTTAACTTGTTAGCACGACCTTTAAGGTTTAACACCGTGCCGGTTTGGTCATAGACAAATCGTTCTAGTTCTTTGGCTGTAGGAAAGTCTGTCATCAGGCCTTCCATATCAAACTCTACTGCTACACTGGCTCGACGATCTGAATCCAACAGGGCATGCACTACAGGTGCCGCAGGTTCATCTGATTGACTAATTGTTTCATTGGAATCTTCTACTACATCGGCCCAGGGATTGTCTTGTTCTACTTCGGGGGATTTAGGGGGTGTTGGCTGTTTTGCCATGATCATTTCCTTTTCTTTACTATACTACAGAACTAGACAGAACCCATGTTCTGTCTAGTGTTTAAAACTATTTATTTCTTTACTGTATTGCCGGGACGACGGGCCTTGACATTATACCGGGTGCCACCAGCAGTTGGATTGCTCTTAGGGCCTGTATCGCTGTGCAGACCTTCGACCGCAGGATCAATTTTAGGTTTCATTCCTGTGCCACGACCTGTCAAGGCTGACATGATTGTGTCGGCAACGGCTTCACGCCATCCGCCGGATTTTTCTGCAATAAACTTTTCACGCTTGGCTGGTGTGCCGGTATTACCCGAGCGTGGACCTTGCTTTTGGTTTACTGACTTTTCTTGTGGGTTTTTTGTAGTTGCCATATTATTTCTTCTTAGAAAGTTTCTTTAAGGTCTCAGCAAGTCTAGCTCGCTTACCTTCTACTCCGGGCTTCTTGGCTGCTGCTGCCAACTTCCGAGCAGGAATCTTTTCTCCTGCCTTGATGCCGAGTTCTTTTCTCAATGCGCCGGGTTTCTTAATGGCACCAGCAATCCATTTGGTTTTCTTTTCCATGGCCATATTACTTGTAGATATAAACCGGAGTGAATGCTACACTAGCTGTGCCAGAAACAGCGTTGGCTACAACATAGATATTGCCAGGAGGCGATACTGTAGTGCCTTGATGTAAATTCACAAACTTGGTAGCATAAGCACTGACAGCAAAACCTGCAGCAGAGCCTGGAGTGGCATTGCCTTGATTGGCTTGAACAGTATTGGCATAACCAATGTTGACCATTACTACATTGCCTGTGTCCAGGTTGTCAATCATGAATGCACCAATCTGTGGTGTTGAAGCTGACACTGGAATTCGGATCACTGTGCTACCACTGGTAGTATTAGCAGCGACAACAGTTGAATTACCGTTTGGTAGGAAACTTATGCTCATTGCTTGTTACCCTTAGTTGGACCACGGCCTTCATTGATACTATTGATATCACCGCGATAGTTTTCGGTAGCACTTGGAGCCCATGGGCGTGTGCCATCATGTTCACGCTTCTGTCCACCAGCATTGAACTTGCCGTCGAATAATTTTTTCTTAGCTGCTTCAAATGCAGGAACCCCAGCGGCTACAGGTTTCTTAGGACCTTCATTGGCTGTCCGGCCTGTGTTGCCTACTGTGGCGCCACGACCAAAGTTAAAGGTCTTGTTTGGATCTGTCTTACCAGCATGCTGATTGTGATCCCAACGGTTGTCTGTGGCACGCTGACTACTACCATTGTCAAGTCCTTCAAAGCCCAAGCCACGATCCATTTGATCTGAGCTGGTTCTTGAACGAGTAATGGGTCTCATGTTTTCTGCTTTTTTCATTATTTACCCTCTGTGGGTGTCATACTGGCTGTTACTGTATGATGATAGCTGGGTTCACGACCTGAGCTAACTGTATTGGATTCATAAGCTGAACCAAGTTCTTCAATGTGACGACTGTGATGTGGTGACTTTAATTCAGAAACCACACGACGCCGTTCAGACATCAAGTTGCGACGACCGGATTCAGTATCAGCATGTTCAGCATCTACACGACCCAATTCTTCTAAACGATTTTCACGGCTAGTATTTTTTCTCATTTTTTCTTACCTTTTGCCTTTGTTTTCTTACCAGCGGCTGACCGCTTTTCACTGTAGGCAATGGCTAAACTTTGTTTCAAAGGTCTACCGGCCTTTACTTCAGTGGCTACATTTTTACTGAAAGCCTTTTTACTAGTTGACTTGATTAACGGCATATGTTTATTTAGCTTTGTCGTTCAAAGCCGCCAGTTTAGCCAGGGCTTCTTGGAAGGCTAGTTGCTTTTGTTCTATAATATCTGGTGCTTCGTTTATGTCCATTTGCACACGATCACTCAAGACCTTGCCCAGGAACATGCGTTCATATTCTACACGCAGTTTGTTGTTATTCTCTTCTATGGTTCTATTGTAACCATCGGCTAGTAGTTCTTCGAATGGTCGGCCTGAACGGTCTTGAATAGCATCAAGTAAGGTGCGAGCCGTGATCAGTGCTGTAGACCCTTTGGGGCGTCCTGCACCTGCACGAGCACCACCGCGTGAACTAATTTTCTGTTTTTCTGAAACCTTTTCCGTTGTCATATAGATATTTAGCCACGAAAGAAAAAGCCCAAGGTTTACTTGGGCTTTTGGTGCAATAGGCCAACCCTTTGCCGGGGACACTTATAGTTAAATCGAACCCAATGGCCTTTTGGGTATTGTTTTCAGCGTTGCCAGTCCTTGCTGTAGGATCAATCTTGCTTCTGACCTGCTGGCTTTCAGGTTCTATTAGTATACAAAGATATTTTAGATAATTCTAGTTATTTTGGACGAACTGCTAGATACTTTTGGAATTGATCCACTAACTTGGACTCCGCAGGTTTGATTGCGCCATACTTACGACCCATGTTCACAAATGGATCCATTGATTCTGACTCTTCTGCTTCGGGTAGATCAGGGTGACGCATAGCTCTATTACTAAGAATCTCTACCCAAATGTCATCCTTGTTTTGGTTGATTCGCCAAAAGTCAATATCTAGCTTTGATTGTATAGGGCGCAGAAAGAATGTCTGCTCACTGGGTATAATCATTTCTTGGGCGGTTGTGCGCATTTTCTTTGTGTCTGTAGTAGTGCGCAAGGGATTCATCTGCGTATTCTTTTCTGGATGAATCGCTAGTCCGTTGACCAGTTCATCTGGATTCTTTGCTACCTTTAATGCCTGTTCGGCATACCGTAGTCTACTTTCACTTGACTTTCTACTTAGATCTTGTGCCGCATTGACTCCAGTTTGATAGCCAGCCCAGGGCAACAGGATACCATGGTTAGTTCTAGCCACTGTTTCTGTGGGCGGGATTTCTTTGATCCGATTATGGTAATGATCGTCTCGGTTACAGCCTTCAATTAGGAAACAACGATCCCGGTCAAACACTATGGTATTGCCAGTCATACCCGATTCTACCAATTGCTTTACTACAGCTTCTACTGTGGATAATTTAAGTGCGGCACGAATACGCTCACCATCGGGATTGTCATCCGTTGTGCGCTTTTTGACTTCCTTTTCATCGTCCATTACCTGTAGGCTAGCACTTAATACAGCAATACCCTTATGGTTTAATCCTTCCATGTAACCAGTCATGTCATCACGCATGAGCAGTCTTGAAGGTTGGCTTTGAGTTAGTAGATCAAAGGTCAGTTCGGGCACATAGTTGCGATCGCGATTCTTTGCGCCTACCCAACCTATGCCGGGGAAATGTCGAGCGGCTATGATACACATTATGCGTTACCAGGTCTGGGTTCGGGCTGTTGCCTGTCGGGAATTGGACTAGGGTTAGGGAATGTTCTGCGGTTGGGCTGGCGGACCGGACCGGGTCCGTTGGTAAATTGGTTCATTATGTTTTCCTTATGGTATAAGCTTCGGTTGCAAACCATTGATTTAGTTTGTCAGCTAGGTTTTGTGCATGTGCGGCATTGCTGAATGTGGTTCTGGGATAGGTTCGTCGGTCCTGTAACCAGTGCTGTTTGATCACATATATGGGTTGATTATAACGAACCACTTCCCAATTGCTTTCGGTTTCAGCTATGGTCATGATGAATTCGCCTATGCGTTGTTGTTCTATGGTTCGAGGTGCGTGTCTTGACATTATACAGCTATTTAACTGTTTGGGTAAATATTGGTTCAAATGAAGATCTTAGTTAACCATTATCGCTGGAGTATCAAAAACAGTTGTTGGGAGTTTCAACGCTTGAGTTCTTATGACCTAAAGCCCGCTGTTCTAGAAGCTTATCGTGTCTTGCCTGTTCTTTCAAAAAGGCATCAACAATCATCAATTCAGCAGTCTGAGAACCCAAGCGTTCATACAATTGGCGCATGTGCATCTGCAGTTTGAGTTGTTCAAAGTTCATACTTGCTCCCAATAATTAACAAGTTTATACTATAACACAAGAGCCTTTTGCGGTCAAGCTGTAAATACTAGCATGATTGTCGTTAATTTACAACAGATTGGACCAGTGCCACCGAAGTTCTGTAGCGCAGAAGAGCTGGCTGTGATTCTACAAGTGGCTGAAGAAATTATGGCCACTACTGAGGAACATGTCTTGAACGAAATACTTGCGGAATGGGAAACTGCACTCACTTGGGACAGCCTAACCGAAGGTCCTGTTTCAGAAGAATGGTATTATCG